AAGCGAGATTAAAATTTATGATGCCTTAAAAACAATGCACATATCAAAATGTTCTAGCATAGAAGTTTCCGAACACTTAAAAACTTGTATTCAGTTAAGCGGTGCAGTTCCACCCACAAACCCTGAATTTCAGTTCCTAGTTGACTTTGTACTAAAGAACTATGGAATATTTAAACTAAAGGAATTAGGTGCAGCATTTGAACTTTATGTTTTAGGTAGGCTAGATGTAGATAGGAATTATGGAGCATTTAGTCCTAAATTCTTTGGAGATGTAATGGCTGAATACAAAAAGATTGCAGTACAAGTAAGGCAAAAAACACAAATAAACGAAATAAAAGAAACACCTATGCAGATAAATGAAGAACAAGCCATAAAAGATGAAAAGGAATGGTGGGAAAAATCCGAGCAAAAGAATTGGAAGTTCTTAAACCATCAAGTATTTGACTATATGTGGAAACGAGGTCAAATTAAAATATCAAAGGAACAAGGCGAAACTATTAAAGCCAAAGTAAGGGCAGTATTTTTAGCTGATTCAAAACGACCACAGGATATGTTAATTGATGAGGAGACTATGAGGCAACAATGTAAAAAATATTCATTAATGATGCACTTTAATAACCAACTATGAAAGAACTATTTAAATTAACAATTGAGTTTACAAGGATATTTATAGGATTTATCCTAGCCATTACCATATTGGTAACATTTGACATTTACTACGAATTAAAACGATTAATAAAATGAAATATTCATCTAGCTTCACCCACGACCTAAACTTTGGCGAAAAAGCCGAAGATTTAATAAATTATATGTTTTCGGATGGTAAACATATTGAAGTAAAAAACGACCGATTAATACATAAAACAGGAAACTTATTCTTTGAATACGAATCAAGAAATAAGCCTAGCGGATTAGCAACCACAACCGCAGAGTATTGGATTTATAGAATAGATGAACTTGACATATCTTTTATATTTCCAACTAAAGCACTAAAACAAGTTTGTAGGGTTTACTACAAAGAAAACTTATATCTAAAAAACGGAGGGGATAACAATAGTTCAAAGGGATTTTTAATACCATTAACAAAATTACTAAACGACATAGCAAATGAATGGAGCAGAGAACTCGCAGCCAGTGAGAATGATATACCTAGACAACAAACAAGAAATAATATTTAAATCAGTATCCTACGCACATAGAGTAACAGGAGTAAATGAATACCAAATTAAACAATCATTAAACCCTGTAAACAAGAAGCGATTTACCTACCAAGACCGAATAGTTGTTTTTCGTACTATAAAACCCTAATTTTGCATTATGGCTTTACAATCAATACCAAGATTAACCGCAAAGGCTCAACAAATATTTAACCGCTACATTAGGACTAGAGATAGTCAAGATGGATATTTTACCTGTATTAGTTGCGGTCAAGTAAAGGATTTTGAATATATGGATGCTGGACATTATGTTCCTGTCAAGGGAAGTTCTGCATTAAGGTTTGATGAATACAATGTAAACGGAGAATGTAAATCTTGCAATGGTTTTGACCAATTCCACCTGATAGGGTATCGCAGAAACCTAATTGATAAGATAGGAGAAAGAATGGTTTTACACCTAGAAAGCCAACACAGGCTTATAAAAAAATGGTCAAGGACTGAATTAAACGAATTAATTGAAAAGTATAAATAATGGCTAAACTTAATCCTAGTGGCAAAGTCCAATTTGGAACTCGTAAAAAAGGTAGAGCAAAGAAATCCTACAACAAACACACACCAAAACCAAAGCCTAGTCGTGGACAAGGTAAGTAATATGAAAGATACATTCTCAAAGAAGGAATACAACTGTAAGTGTGGAACTTTAAACGAAAGGTACATTTGGCATAGTGAACTTAAAACCTACACTTTTAAATGTAATAAATGCAGTAAAGAATTGGACATAAAAAACTATAAAAGTAAAGAAGTGCCACAAACTGCATCCATTAGAACACCAACAAAGAACCGATAGTATGAATGATTTAAGATTAGTTAAAATAAGAGATAAGCGAACTGACAAAGAATTTTATCAAATACAAAAGAAAACATTGTTATTTGGATGGATTGCAATAGGTCGCAGAGATAATGATATAAAAGGAACATTTAATACTTTGAGTGAGGCTACAAGATATTATGATGCTTATTCATCTAAATATATATTTGACATAGAAGTAATAAAATAACTATGAACATCAACGAAATCAAACCAAACCCAAACAATCCTAGAATTATAAAGGATATTAAGTTTAAACAACTTGTAAAGTCAATTCAAGATTTCCCCCAAATGCTTGAACTCCGCCCTATTGTAATAGATGAAAACAATATGGTATTAGGTGGCAATATGAGACTAAAGGCTTGTATTGAAGCTGGGCTTAAAGATGTTCCTGTAAAACAAGCTAAAGACCTAACCGAAGAACAAAAGAAAGAATTTATGGTTAAGGATAATGTAGGATTTGGCGAATGGGATTGGGATTTATTAGCAAACGAATTTGATACTGAAGAAATTGGCGAATGGGGATTAGACATACCGAATTTCAATACTCAACAATTAGATTATTCAATTTTAGATGAATCCGACGTTATTGACCAAATGAATGATATGGCAAATAGCGTTAGAAAAGCAATACAAATAGAATTTGAGCCAGAACACTATGAAGAAGCACAAGAATTAGTAAAGTTTTGGAGAGAACAAAAATTATATATAGGTGCGTTCTTAATTGAAAAATTGAAAGAAGAAAAAGAAAAACTATGATTATAAAGCAATCACAAATTAACGGGATTAAGTTTTTTCATAGAGAAGGAACAAGCGATTTAAAAACATTTGAAGAAGTAATTGGTAGAGATGTTTATCAAAAAAGGGGGATGAAAATAGAAGCTGGTGAGACTTGGTACGATTGTGGAGGTAATGTTGGTGCTTTTACTTTATTAGCTTGTTCTAAAGGAGCAAAAGTTAAAGTATTTGAACCTGACCATTACAACTGCGAAATGATACAAAAGAATTTAAAGTTGAATGGATTTAATGCGGAGGTAGTTTGTTCGGCTTTGGTTCACAACGAGCAGAAAGAAGCACTTTTATTTGTAGGAAACAATGGTAACGTGTGGAGAAATTCTTTGCATAAAAATTGGAACGGGAAAGGGTTAAAGGTTAAGTGCGTTAATTTTGATGAAAGCTTCAAAGATGATATTTGCGTTAAAATGGATATAGAAGGAGCAGAAATGCTTATACTAGAAAATACAAATAGGGTTTTTAAGAAGATGGTTTTTGAATGGAGTTTTGATATAGACCCAAGTCTAAATAGGTTGTGGAATTTAATTGATAAACAAAAAAATATATACGACATCAAGTTTGAAGAACACAGGGTATGCTACGATGACAAAAGAGAAACTCAATGGCAAAAGTCTTGGTTCCCAGCTTGTACAAATGTATTTTGTTATAAAAAATAAACTATGAAAAGATTAGATTTAGTTAAAGTGGAACATAACGTACAAATTGGTGATATATGCGGACATATAGAACCAAATGTTACCGAAGATTCAATATTTTATGATAATGGAATACCAATTGGATTCTATATAAAAAAAATAAGTGGCAAACTTTTACAATATATTGAAATAGCAAACAATGAACTATTAAGCGAAAGAGTACCAAAATCAGAAATGAGGAGGTCAAGTGGTTTGAGAAACTCTGCAATGGAAGTAAAGCAATATTCTACTATAATTGGTAGTTGTCCACCTAAACCGCATATGAGAAGACCATATCCATCTATGAGTAGCGTACATCAAGTAAAAACTGCTCAAACTTTCATTAAAGCAATGTTATTAGCTTGTACTGAAGCTGAAAATGTTATAAAAGAATTAACCCCTGATATTTACGAGAAACAAAAATTGATTATTGAAACTAATATACCAGCAAAATGGAGATTTGGAAAACTATTTACGAGTTCTATCTCAAACTTCAACATTCCTGCACCATTTCACAGAGACGCAGGAAATTTAGAAGGATGTGTAAATGTAATAATTGCAAAGAAAAGAAATGCAACAGGAGGTAATACAACTGTACCTGATTATAATGCTACAATGGATAGTTCAGACAATTCTATGTTGGTTTATCCAGCTTGGAGAAATGTACACGGAGTTACCCCGATTGTTGCAACAAAAGAAGATGGGTATAGAAATTCGTTAGTATTTTATCCATTAAAAGCATTTAAAGGTTTAGATTAGTAACTTTGTAATAATAGTGAAATAATAGTGAGATTATGGCTAATGAACAAAATTTAACCCCGTTCAAAAAAGGAGAAGTTGCAAATCCTAATGGCAGACCAAAAGGGGTGCAAAATAGTAAAACAAGATTATTGAGGTTATTGGAATTAGTTACAACAACCAAAAACCCAGTAACGGGTCAAATGGAAGAATTTAGCGTGGCGGAACAACTTGATATGAAAATTATAGCCAAAGCAATGAAAGGCGATATTCGTGCTTATCAGGAAATACTTGACCGATTAGAAGGCAGAGCAAAACAAACCACCGATATTAACGCAAACATTCAAGGTAGCGTTCAAATAGTAATACAAGAAGATGACCGATGCAAACCAATTGAAGATTAATGCCACCCCTGTATTCTTTGCCAACAAAAAAGCGTACGAAGGTAGCTTTCCTGTTATTTGCAATGAAGGTGGCACAAGAAGTTCAAAAAGTTATTCCATTGTTCAGTTACTAATTGAGATAGCCTACAACAATCCAAAGACGAGGATTTCAATAGTATCGCATTCCCTTCCCCATATTAAACGAGGTGTTTATAGGGATTTTAAAATAATAATGGAATCTTGGGGATTGTGGAATGATAATTCGTTTAGCTTTTCCGATTTTATATACACTTATCCAAATGGGTCTTACATTGAACTGTTTGGATTAGAAGATGAAAGCAAGGCTAGAGGACCAGCAAGGGATATTCTATTCATAAACGAAGCTAACTTAATCAAAAGAACTTTATACGACCAATTACTAATGAGAACCACAGGTAAGGTGTTTCTTGATTGGAATCCTGCTGACTTTGTTAATTGGGTTTATGAAATAGCTGATAATCCTGAAAACAAACGCATCCATTCTACCTACCTAAACAACCTTCCTAACCTATCCGAATCACAAATAAAAAACATAGAGCAGTATAAAAACCTACCCGATGATTTTATGTGGAAGGTTTACGGATTAGGGCAAAGAGGTGCAGCAAAAGAATTAATTTACACCCAATGGAAACTTTACGACACCGCACCCGAAGGAGATGTATTCTATGGTCTTGACTTTGGTTATGTCCACCCAGCTGCACTCATAAAGGTTACACATCACGAAGGCGAAAACTACTTTGAGGAAATCATTTACCAAAGCGGTCTTACATTATCCGACCTTACAAGATTGATAAAAGAGAAAGTACCTGAACGAGCAACTATCTACGCAGATGCAGCAGAACCCAAATCAATAGAAGAACTTTACCGACAAGGTTTTAATATTAAACCTGCTCAAAAGGATGTATGGGCAGGAATAGTTAAAATGAAATCTTATCCTATAAACATACATTTCCATAGCCAAAACCTACGCAGAGAGTTTATGTCTTACAAATGGAAAAAGGATAAAAACGATAATGTAATTGAAGAACCTGTTAAAGCAAATGATGATGCTTTGGATGCTTCAAGGTATGCAGTATTCACTCACTTAACCAAACCTAAATTTTCAGTAAGTGTATTTTAGTATAATTTCTTTAACTTTGTTTAAATTCTAATAA